TGGTTGTTGAAGATCACCTGCGCCTTGCGGGTGATCTCCAGGTCCGCCTTCTTCTGGCCGTACTCGGTGTTGCCGAGGGTGCTGAGGCGAGCCCAGGCGCCGAAGGCCTCGGCCTGGTCGGCGTCGTTGAACGCCGCCTTGCCGGCCCGGATCTTGGCCTGGTAGGCCTTGCGGCTGGGGTTGCCGATGCTGAACCGCTGGGGCACGCCGGCGTCGGCGGCCTCATCGGCGATGGCCGCGTGAGGGCTGGCCGTGCCGCGGATGGCATCGGCATCGCCGGCGATGCGCAGAACGCTCTTGGCGTTCCACACCTGGTCCACGTCGATGGAGTTGCCGGCGTCGTCCTGGAGGTCGATGCCCTGGGCGGCGAGCTTCGCCACATGGGCCTTGCAGTTGTCAATGGTCGCTTCGCCCTGGAGGCCGTTGGCCGTCAGGGTGTCAATGAGGGTCTTACGAGTGAGGGGCATGGATGCTTCCTGCGGCTGGTGCCGCATTGGTTGGGTGCATCTCTGGCCGGGCTCACTCGGGGGACCTGCTGCCGCACACGCGGGGCTTGGTCCTGCCGCTGGCTGCGGGGCAGGCTGTATTCACTTGAAGCCGGCGGCAGGCCGTACTACCTGCCGCAGGCGAGAAGAGGAGGTGACGAGCTCAGTATACCCGCCGCTCACCGCACCACGATCACGCGCCTCGGCTGGATGCCGAAGTCGCCCACCACCCTGTCGCTGATGCGGGCGTCCAAGAGGGCCTTGCGGGCCTTCTCGGCGTTCTCTGCTGCCGCCTCGATGTTGCTGCCCACCATGCGGCAGGTCACGTTCATAGGCAAGGCGGTATAGCTCACCTCGAGCACCTTGGCCTTGCGCACCACGCTCTCGACGCCGGGGTACGCCTCTCGCTCCTCGGGCGTCGGCGGGCCCCACTCCATGGCCTCGAAGCCCACGCTCATGGCCAGGGTGCCGGCACGCGCGAGGGCGATGCAGGCCCGCACGTACTGGTTGGCCACGTCATCATGGAAGGCACCCTTGCAGAGCCAGCCCTGAGGCGTCAGGCTCATGTCGCGGCACACCGCCACGGCGCTCATCACGTCGTAGTTGTGGTCCACGAACAGGTTGCGGTTCTTCATCAGGTAGCTGGCCACGTCGAGGCCGGTGGGCAGCACCACCTCGCGCTCGAGGTCCACGGCCGAGGTGTTGGCGAGGCACCACACCTCGAGGGGCTTGGCCGCGGCCTGCTTGACGCCGGTCTTGGGCCCGGTGGTCCAGTACCCGCTCGTCACGCCGATGGTGGCGTTGGCCTTGGTCATGCCGCGGGCGATGGCCGAACGCTTGATGGTCTCGATGATGGTCTGGGGGGTCTTCATTCGTCGTAGTCCAGTCCTGGCACCAGGTCGCACCTGCAGTTGGGATGTGCCGGCGGGGCCTGCCAGCTGCCGGCGTCCACGGTGAAATACTCGTCAATGGGAATGTCGTTGGGGTACTTGGTCGTGATCTGGTCGCAGATCGGGCAGGGACCGCCGCTGTTGATCCAGCCCTTGCTCTGCACGCCTTCTTGGATCCACGCCTGCCGCTGGCCCTCGCAGTAGGCCCTGAGGGTCTCGGTGCGGGCGATCCTCACCGCCTGATACTCGGTGAGCTCGGGTGCCACCTTGCGGATGGCGTCTCGCATGTTGCCGACGCTGGTGCCGGCGGCCAGCTCTCGCTCGATGGCGGCCTGCAGGCTGGGCTTGAGGGTGTCGGGCACGCTGGTGGCCAGGGCCAGCCCTTGGTTGCGGATGAACGCCATGGCCGGCTCGTTGGCCACGTCGAAGGAGCCGTCAGTCTTGCCGAGCTGCTCGAGGCCGCTCATGGCGCCGCTGGCCAGTGACGCCTGGATGAATCGCTCGGAGATGGCCGTCAGGTCCGCCATGGCCTCGTTGCTCGGGGCGGCCACCATGCCGAAGTCATCGACCATGGCCGGCACCGCCGAGATGTACCAGGCACTGAGCTCTCGGACGAACTGGCGATAGGCGCCGGCCGCCACCCGCGGCGTTCCGGCCTCCTCGTCCCACACCGTCAGGGCCGCCTTGCGCCTCAGTTGAGCCGGCAGGCCAGCATGTGATACGTGAGAACCACAGGAGCATGCGTCAGCAGCATTCGCATCCGCGGCGTGAGCTGCGGATTTGCTTCCTGCGCCAGGCTCTCCGCCAGCAGCTCCCTGCACATCTCCGCCAGCTTCCTTTGGTCGGCATGCTTCCGTACCTGGCGGCGTGCAGGCCTCGGCCTTGCCGGCCTCACCCACTGTCTCCGCCAGGGCCTTCTCCTCGGCTGCCTCCACTTCATTGATGATCTCCTCGGCCCAGGTGCGGCCGGCATCGCCACCCCACAGCGCCCAGGCGATCCGGCCGGCGGACGGATAGCCCTCCTCACCCTCGCTCCACCCTTGGCCCTGCTGGTCCACTTCGTGCCGCGCGAAGTAGGACGCCATCCGATACACCGTGTCCAGACTCAGGTTCCGCCGGTTCACGATGTCCCGCGCCCGCGCCACGCCCACGGCCGTGCCGCCGCGGCCGTACTCGGCACGCCAGTCGAGACCACGCTGAGCCTCCTCGGCCATGGCCGCGGTCGGCTCATAGCTTGGCGCCTTGGCCGCCACCACGGCCTTGGCGTCCATCGTCAGCTCCTCGGGCTCCACGTCCACGCTGCCGGCTGCCGGCTCCTCGAGGTCAACAGAGGCGTCCATGGTCGGCGCCTCGGGCTCGGCCTCGGTCTCGGGCGACACGTCAACCGACGCTTCGCCCACGTCCTGGCTGGGCATCTCCTCGGCCTTCGCCGGGGCAGGCAGGCCGCCGAAGATGCCGCCGCCCATCGGTGCCGGCGCCTCGGTCTGCCGGTACCGCAGCACGTTGGCCGCATCGGGCAGCGCCTCGAGGTCCATCACCTTGCGGTACTCGTTGGGCGTCACCAGGCCCTGCGCCTCGGCGGCACGCAGCTCGGCCGCCAGCTGGATCTGGTCTTCCTGCACGGGGTTGTCGAAGGCGAACCACATCTCGCCGGGCTCGACGCCGAACTGAGGAAGCAGGAGCTCGGTGAACTCCGCGGCCAGCACGGCCAGGCGAGGCGCGATGGTGAATCGCATGTACTGGGCGTTGGCCACGGTTGCGCTGGCGAGGTTGGCGCTGTTGAGCCGGTAGATGGGCTCGGGGATGCCGGCGGCGTCGTAGATCCGCTTCTCGGTCGTGGTGATGCCCTCCACGTACTGCATCTCGTGGGGCTTGGTCCCGTACTCCTGCAGCTCGGTGTCGCGGAGCAGCAGCACGCTGCCGGCCTTGCCCACGCCTCGGGTCTGCTGGTTCAGGTGTGCCGAGATCTGCTTCATTTGGGCGTCGGTGGTGGTGGGCGCGGCCTTGAAGACCATGCCGGGCATGCCGCCATTCAACCACCGCTGCACCTCGGCCTTGAGGGCCGCGGCTTCCATGTCGCTCTCGGCCACCACGCTCAGCAGCCAGCTCATGCCGCCGGCGGGATGCACGGGGCTGCCGTTCTGCCGCAGGTAGATCACATCCTCGGCGGCGATCCGCATCGGGTCGCTGCTGTTGCGGCCGTAGTAGTACCCGCGGATCAGGTTCTTGTCGTCGAGGATCGGCCAGGCGTACTCGCTCGGCAGGATGTACGCGCTCACCGGGCCTTGGCTGCTGCGTTCGCCGACGTACAGGTAGGCGCGTCCACAGATCTCCTTGAACCACGCCACCATCCAGAGCCACAGAGGCCCCGTGTAGAGGGGGTCCGGGTTCTGCAGGAGGTCGAGCACCGGATGGTCCAGCACCTCCTCCACCTGGTCACCGGCACGGCCGGCGTACAGGGCTGCCTTGCCGATGACCGACCGCACGGGCCCGCGGTTCTGCAGGTGCCGCAGCAGCGCAGGGTCCGCCACCTTGCGGCCTCGGCTCTTGCCGCCCATGCCGGTGTTGCGGTAGAGGCGCAGGCACTGCCCGCTCACCACCGTGGCGTTGATACTCGCGGCACGCCACGCGGTGCCGGTGATGCCGCGGCTCACCAGCTCGAAGTCGCGGCCGGTGTTGTTTGTGGTCCAGCTGGTGGACGGCTCGCCGGGAATCAGAGAGGCCGACACCCACGCGCCGGGAATCTCGCGCTGGTCCGGTTCCACTGCCGCCTTGGTGTTGGTCTTCTTCGCCATGTTCAGGCCCATGCTCGCTCGTCGGGGTCTGTTGCAAGTATACCTGCAGCCGCATCGTGCACAGTCAGCACCGCCGCGCCGTGCCCGCGGCCGGCGGCGTCCTGGTGCATCACGGCGTAGCGGGCGGCGTCCAGGCCATCGTCGTACAGCTTGATGGGCTCCTCCTTGGGCGCCTTGCCATCCTGCCCTGGTGGGTAGATGTGGCAGTCGAACTCGGCCACGGTGTTGGTCGGCTTCTTCGCCTGGTACAGCTCGCGGTCGGTCTCGAGGGTGCAGCCGGCCAGGAACAGCAGCCGCGGCTTGCCGTCGCCCTGCACCCGCAGGCGTTCGTGCATGGCGTCTCGGCCGGTGCGGTGGTCCTTCATCGCCGGCACGCTCTGGATGCCATGAGCTGCGAGGGTGGCGCGATCCTCGGCGTCATGGTCGGTGATCGTCGCCACGTAGGTCTCGCCGTCGCTGTAGCGGTTGATGATGGCGGCATGCTCGGCCACGGTTCGCTTGGTCTGGTAGATCTCGCGGTAGAGCCACATCCGGCCATCCGGGTCGATGGCCCACCACTGACAGACGAAGGGGTGCACGAAGCCAAAGTCGATGCTGCGCAGCTTGGGCCACTTCTCCCAGCCGGCCGGCATGGAGGCCACCACATGCGTGGCGGTGTTGAACTCGGGGTAGACAAGGCCCTCGGCCGCTGACCACTTGCCATCGAGCAGGCGGGCGCGTCGGTGCCCGGTGAGGCTCTGCAGGGTCGCCAGGTACTTGCGGCCTTGCTCGGTCCAGTCCTTGGCCTGCCGGTCCCACAGCACCGGGTTGTCTTGGTGCCGGCACTCGAAGACCTCCATCTGGCCGCGGTCGGCCCGGCGCTTGAGCCAATGGCTCGGGCTCGCGGGGTTGCAGTCGGCCACGATCTGGTGGTACGGGCCCTTGCCGTTCCGCAGGCGGGTGGTGAGCTTCTCCCAGTCATCCTCGGAGCACTCGGTGGCCTCGAAGACGGCGATGATGTCGTACTCGGTGCTCATGATGCGGTCGGGGTTGTCGAGGCCCCCGACCACCAGCACGCTGCCGTTGTCGTAGTCGTAACTGCTGCGCGTCCGCCGGCTCTGGTTGTTGAGGTCGCAGCCTACCTGCACCACCTTCGCCTCGAAGGTCACCAGCACGCTCTCGGTCATCGAGGCGCGGGTCTTCCGGCAGATCAGGCCGCGGGTCTTGGGGTACTTGAGCAGGTACAGGTGCACCTTCTCGAGGATCCCGCGGGTCTTGCCGGTGCCGGCCGGGCCAGGTGCGAGCACCTCGGTGGCCCTGCTCTTCCAGACCTTCTCGATGCCGCCGTAAGGGGTGTAGCTCACGCCGGCTTCCCCTTGCCGCAGGTGGCACAGTCGGCATCGCCACAGTCGCATCTCGGGTCGGTCACACGGCCTCCACTGGGGCATCCTTGCCGTAGAGCTGGATGGCGTGGCGCTCGGTCACCTGGCCGGCGTCGAGCCGCTGCAGCTTGTCGGCGTGCATGTGCAGCTCGAGGTTGTGTTTCAGGCAGGCCAGGGCGAGTTTCACGCCGGCAGCCCTCACCCGCGGGGTGGCGTCCTTGAGCAGCAGGGCGCAGGCATCGGGCAGCGCCTCGGCCAGCTCGGCCGGCACCGGCACCCCGCGGATGCTGTAGCCCTCGAGCTCCTCGATCACCCGCTGCACGTTCCGCCGCTCATGGGTCGGCTGGCAGATCTCGGCCACCACCTCGGCCTTGGGCTTGGGCTTCTTCGCACCCTTGCGCGGTTCCCCCCTCCCCCGCTTCTTGGTGTCGATGTCCCTGGCTTTCATGCTGAACTCTATCGGCGGTCAGGGCTTCGGTCGGCGTGGCAGGTGAACTTGGCCTCGAGCAGGGTGTTGGTCACCTTGATCAGGTTGGTGCTCGCCTCCATGGTGTGTTTGGCGTGCAGCTGCTGCTCCTTGGCCATGTCCGCCGCGGCCTGGCTGGTCTCTTGGATCGAGCGCAGCGCGTCGGCCTGGGCGGTGGCGATCTCGGCCTGCCGGTCCACGAAGGGCTTGAGGAACTTGGCCCACACGAAGCCGGCAACGACGGCGATCATCACGACGGTCAGTAGCACCACGCTCTCTCGCGCGATGCTTTGCAGGGTCTGCTCCACAGCTGGTACCTCGCTCATGCTTTCTTGGTCCCGATGGCCCTCTGGATGGTGTCCACGATCTTCTTGGTGGCCTTGCTCTGGATGGCGTTGGCCACGGTCTTGAAGCTGTCGGCGTCCAGCCGCGGCTTGAAGGTCTCGACGAGCCGCACCACCTCACTGGCGGCCTTGCGCTCACGCACCAGGGCGTAGGCGATCCACGCCGCGGCCAAGGCCAGCGCGGAGAGGCCGATCACCACCCGGTATTCGAGGATCCACTGGCCGGCGATGGCGGCGCCGAAGACGGCCACGCCGGTGATGGCTCCTTGGGCAGACCGCAGCCACACCATGGAGACCACGGCGAGGCCCAAGCCGGCGATGGCGGCCGCGGCCAGGAGCTTGGCCAGCAGGCCGTTCTTGTTGGCCTCGAGGTCCGCCACCCGCTTCTGGGATGCCGCCAGCTGTTCCTGCAGCTCGGCCACCTTCTTGGCGTCGGCACCGATGGCCACGCTGGCGGCCTCGAGGGTGCCGCTGGTGGTCCTCAGCTCGGCCACGCCGGTGGAGATGGTCACGGCCTGGGCGGCGAGCTCGGGCACCTTGGCCACCTCGGTGTTGGCGGTCTCGATCTTGGTTGCCGCGGCCTGCACGGCCTGGGCGGCTTCCTTGGTCGCCGAGACGGCCGCGGGCAGGTTGGTGCCGGCGTTGGGCGATGCGCTGGGCTTGCACTTGCAGCCGGCGATGGCAAGGCAGGCGGTGACGGCCACGGTGGCGAGGATTCGCATGGCCTCAGTGTACCTTGCTGCGTCCTTTCCACCACGCCAGGGCGAGGAGGAGGGCCAGAAGCTCCAAGGCCATCACGGTGATCCAGAAGACGGTCATGGCTTGCTCCTGTCGAGTCGCACGCGGGTCACGTCGATCTTCATGCGTTGGCCGGTCTCGAGGCGAACCACGGCCACCACGATGCCGGGCACGATGTAGGGATAAACCCTCACCAGCACGCCTCGGATCTCGTCACGCCGGCGTTGGCCGATGCGCTGCCAGGTGCAGACCACTCGGGCACCCTTGGGCATGGCGAGGGCCTTGGCGGCCTTGGCGGCCTCCTGCCTCATCCGCGCGTTGTGCCGGCGCTTGCCCTCGGCCTGGTCGCCCACGAACCAGTCGGCCCAGGGGATCCACGGTCCCCCCGCCTCACCTTTGCGGATGTAGGGCACGGCCCAGCTCCTGGTCGAGCTGCTGGAGCAGCTCGAGGGCCTCGGAGCCGGATCTAACCACCCGGTAGACGCCGCCGGCGGCGGTCCACTGGGCTTCCCAGTCGCGCTGGGAGTCGGCCTGGCGGCCCTTGGGAGTCTTCACCTCGATGGCCACGGCGCGGCCGCGGTAGACCCCCACCAGGTCGGCGGTGCCGGCCGCGGCGAGCTTGATGAGGCGGTCCCCCACCTTGATCATGCCGGCCTGGACGCGCACGAAGACGGCCGGATGGCCGCCGGCGGCATGCAGGGCGATGGCGCCGAGAACGCTGCGGGTGACGGCGTTCTCGGCGGCGCCCATCAGTCCGCTCCCTCGCGGTGATCGAGGCGGGCCTGCAGCACCGCATGCTCACGCCAGTAGGCCAGGGCCTCGGCCACGTACTTCTCGGCCTCGTCCATGGCAGCCACGTACCCGCTCATGGTCTGGGACCGAGCCGCGGTCTGGAACCTACGGGCGATCTCGCGGGCCTTGTCGCGGTCTCGGGTGGTCACATCCATGCGCCTCATGGTACCTTGGGCGCCTTGGTGACCACTTGGATGATCCTGTCGATGGTGCCCTCGGCGAGCTGGGGCCGGTCCTTGCCGGCCAGCCACTGCATCAGGTTGTGCCGGTTCACGCCGGGCATGCTGTCGGCGATCTGGCGGGCAGACAGGGCCTTGTTCTCGACCATGGCCATCACCATGCTGCGGACGTGCCGAGGCGCGTTGTTGAGCCGTCGCTTCACTCGGCCCCCTTCTTGGCCGGCTTGGCCTTGTTTGCGGCCTCCTGGCGGCCCTGCTCGCGGGCTTCGCCCAGCGCCTTGGCGATGTGGGCCACCAGGTCGATGGGGTTCACGTTCTCCTTGGGCGCGATGAACCAGGCCACGTTGGCCTCGGCGATGAGCTTGCGGGCGGTGTCGGTGTCGTTGTGTTCCATGGTGAGATCCTCTTCGGTGTATGAGATCATACTGCGGCTGTGCCGCTCGCGGCTTGCACGGTCACTTGTCCTCCAGTGCCCCGGCGGCGTCGGTGGCCGCTCTGGCTCTCGCCAACTCTCCTTCGCTTGCATCGTCGTCGTACCAGCCGCTTCGCCACGCCTTCACCTCGGCACGCAGCACGGTGATGATCTTGTCCTTATCGGTGTCGGTCACTTCAGCACCTCCCGCCACTTCGACTCGTCGCAGTCGATGTACATGACCACGCTGCCCTTGTGGGCACGCACGACGCCGCACGAATCGAGCACCGTGTCCTTGGTCGGGCCACCCAACGCGATCTCGCCAAGGCCCTTCGTCGTGCCCCACACGCGAACCACGCTGGCGTTTCCGATGGTCACGTCGTCGCCGCTGATCGCCACCATGCCGACGACAACCCAACCGCGTTGCAGCACCACGATCTGGAGTCCCTGCTGCGTGATGTTGTCGCTCTCAACGCCGAGAGCCTTGTTCACTGCCGTTTCGATTGCCTTCTGAATCAACATTCCTCACTCACTTTCTGCGGCTGTGCCGCTTAGTAACCAATGCCG